GTCAGGCAGCAGCCAATAATGAATACAATGTTGTTGAGGTTGTAGATGTTTCCATGCCAGCAGAAGAAGGTTCCCATGCAGTGGAAGAGGAACCATTATTGAATGGTTCTGTCTGGTCACAAAATTGGAAACTTGTTTCTGATCCTGTGGTTGAATCTGAGGCTCTCCCTGAATGGGAAACGAATCGTAGGAAGGATTATGGAATGTCTTTCGAGCAAATAGAATTTATTACAGAAAATGGATTAGAGGCATGGCAAGCTAAGGTTGCAGAGATTAAAGCTAAATATCCTAAAACGTAATGGCTCTAATTCCTATAGATAATGTAGGCGAAACTGGGATTGTTAAGGATATAAATCCTTGGCAACTGCCTCCTAATGTCTGGTCAGAAGGAAATAATGTAAGAGCGGAGCATGGGGCTATACAGAAGTCTCCGGGTTATTTGGAGGTTATGGAAAGTTGTCCTATACCTCCTTATTATATAACCAACTATGAAGTGGCGGGAGCTAACTACTGGATAGTTGGTGGGTTGGCTAAAATATATGTCCATAATGGGATACTTTGGACAGATATTACCCGATCCTCTGGTGGTGACTATAGCGCTACTGCCGCAGAGAATTGGACATCTACTGTGCTAGGTGGAATTCTAATAATGGCTAATGGGTATGATGATCCCCAGTTTTGGGCTTTGACGGCGGGCATCCCTTCTGTCTCTACCCCTATGGCAGACCTTACTAATTGGCCTGCTAGTACGGAATGTTTCTCTATGAGGGCATTTAGATCATTTCTTATTGCGCTTAATGTTCAAAAAACTTCTTCTAATTTTAGGAACATGGTAAAGTGGTCTACTGAGGCAGCCTCTCAAACAGTACCCACATCTTGGGATGAAACGAATGCAACCGTAGATGCTGGTGAGTATTCTTTAGAAGATACGAAAGGAAAGATATTGGACGGGCTTCCTCTTGCCGACTCTTTTATGATCTATAAGGAAGATTCTACATATATGATGACGTATGTTGGGACTCCTTTTATATTTGCCTTTAGGCAGATTAGTCCAAATGTTGGCGCACTAACTAAAAACTGTGTCGCTGAATATGATGGTGGTCATTTCGTATTTGGAAATGGAGATATGTACATTAATGATGGTCAGAAACTGACTTCTCTTTTGCCACATAAAATGCGAGATCATGTGTTTAATAATATATCTGGGGATGATTACCAGAAAGCATTTGTTGTAGCCGATTATGGTAATACAGAAATGTGGGCCTGTTATGTGTCACAGTCTAATATTACTAATGCACAATGTGATAAAGCCCTAGTCTGGAATTGGTCTAACGGCACATTTACAGAAAGAGATTTACCTAACTTGGGGTTTATAGGTTATGGAACGGAAGGAAATCCATTGGCTCCCGGTTCTTGGAATGCGGCTACTACTAGCTGGGATCAAGATACATTAAATTGGAACCAATCATCAGCTTCTTCCTTCTTTAATCTTGCTGGTAAAACTTTGGTTATGGCCTCGCCAACGAATACGAAGTTGTTTAGAAACGAGACAGGTAATACAGAAGATGGTAGTAATATGTCTAGCTATATCCAGAGAACTGGATTAACAATGGATGAGCAGGGAAATCCAGATCAAGCTATGGTAAAACGTATCTCAGCTGTCTGGCCCAAAATGAAGGTTAATCCTGATTCATCTTCTGATACTGTTAATGTCTACGTTGGTCATCAGATGTCTACAGAAGAGGCCATTACTTGGGAAGGTCCGTATACCTTTAATCCAGATACACAATCCAAAGTGCCGGTTAGAGTTACTGGAAAATATATTGGGGTAAAGTTCGAGTCGACAACGGATACAACTTGGCAATTAAATGGTTATTCTTTAGATGTGAAGAATGCAGGGGTTCGTGGATCGGTGTCTAGGTAATGGCTACTTATGCTGATCGAGTTGTAAAGTCTGTAACGCATTATGAGCCGGGTCCATTACCATTAGATAAGGAAGACCTTGGGTTATATGTTGTTAATGAACTTAAAAGAATTGGTGATGTATTTTTTAACCAAGCTACTTTTAGATTGGAAAGAACTAATGTCGCACCTACCAGACCTAGAGAGGGTGACATAAGGTATGCGGATGGGACGAATTGGAATCCGGGATCGGGGGAAGGGATTTATTTCTTTAATAAAACGACTAGCGCATGGGTAAAACTTTGAAGGCTCAAATCGTACAGCCAGAAGATATTGCCTACATCTGGGAAGAGGTTGCGCCTCTTCTTGAAAGAGTTAAAGAGCATAGCGAAGGTGAGGCAGAGCCTGATGACTTTCTTGAACCGCTTACCCATGGTGATATGCAGTTATGGATAGCTACTGATGGTGGGGTTATGCACTCCGCTATGGTAACCCAGATCGTTGTATACCCACAAAAGAAAGTGCTTAGGATAATATCTATAGCTGGCTCTGACTTCAAAAAGCTATATGAATTTAATGACATGGTAGAATCTTTCGCAATAAGAACAGGATGCTCCGGAATGGAACTATGGGGTAGAAAAGGTTGGAAGAAACTTCTCCCTGATTGGGAATCTAATTACATAGTCTACTCAAAAGACTTAAAACATAGGATGCAATAATGGCTAATTTTCCAGGCACGAATATACCGATTTCCTCTTTTAAGGGCACTGCTGCAAAGAAAGCTGAGCTTATAGGTCGTCTTGAGCAAGACATGGCTAATAAAGATATAAAAGGCATGAACGATGCTATATTTAGTGTTGCTTACTGGTCTTTAGGTGGAGAAGGTCAGGGTCAGGGTAATCCAAATGTAAGTAAAGTTCATAATGGTACTTGGGAAGTAAATGTAGGTGAAGATTGGGCAGATGTTACTTGGGCTGAGGATAATGTGAACTCAGAGGGTGATGGGTATATCCAAGTTGGTGGGAAGAAAAAAGGAAAGACGGTTGAGTTTAATGATGAAGTTGGAACCCTAGTAGATGGTGTTAGCACAGGTAATTGGGGTGGTTGGGATAATACAGAGCAATGGACAAATCCCGAAACTGGTGCGGTTGAGGACAATCCATACCATTTTGCCGGTCCGGGAGGGACGGGGACTCCGATAGACCTTCCACCAAAAGGCACTAAGGTTGATACTAGCGTCTACGAAGGTGGGGTTTTAACAGGGGACCCGAATAAGATAACTACTGGATATGTCCCTTATGGTCACAAGGTTGAGACAAAAACAACGAAATTACCTAAACCGGAAAACCTTGCTATAAATCTACTTAATTATCGTCCTTGGACCAAGAACTACTGGAAAGAGAATCTTTCAGATGTTGCTGGATCGGCTACGGACCCAAAGGGCTTGCTTTATATGAATAAGCCCCAGCAGGAATTTGGATTAGCCTATTTACCGGGTGAACATCGTGACCCCGGTGGTTGGCATGATTGGGTAATGGGTGGTCATAAAGGGCAGCCCCCGGGTAGCGGTTGGAGAACACAACCCAGCCAATATGTAGTTGGCGCTGATCGAACCCAATTCGAAAAAGGCCCACATGCCGGTGACCCGACAAAATTCCCGTCTTATTTTAAAAAGGGGTCAAGGGTTCCATGGCAATTTACGGCTCCCGGTAGTCTTCCGGGTAAACCAAGATATAATATAGATTTCTCACCGTGGACCGCATCAAGTACGAACTTAACACCGGCTCAGGCTAAGGATTGGCAGGGTTTTCTATCTGAGGTAGATACATCGCCTGTAATAACTCCCGGTTTATTAAGTAAGACAAAGGGTGGGCCAATAACATTCCCAAAATGATTAAATTAATCGGAGATAGAATATGAGTGGCGGAGTAACAACAGGTGTAACAAGTCAAGGACCATGGGAAGCTCAGACTGCTCCTTTAAAGAGGGGTATGGCGAGGGCAGAATCTTTATATAAAGCTGGTCCCGCCCCCTATTTCCCAGGAAAAACTCTAGCCGGTTTTGACCCAGCACAGCAAGCTGCACAGGCGGCTACGATGGGTTATGCGTTAGGCCCAAGACCCGCTGCTCAACAGGCTATGGCTGAACGTCAGATGGGCAGAACTTATGATTGGGCTAGTAAGATGCCAGAGGCAGGG